AAAGATGGATCGCCTTGAACAAATCTTGTTTCAAGACATACCAGAAATAAAGGAGCAGTTGATACGTCTTGATGCCAAGATATCCTACCTCGTTGAAGACAAAGAGGCGAATTAGATTCTCCAATATTTGCCCTTCACAACTATTGGTTTAGTTTTATATTTTTTATCAATCTCAATAACTTTTAATTTTAATTGATTATTAATAAAGCGACACACCTGCGATGAACTAAGTTTCGGAAACTGTTCTCTCATCTTAGCTATCAATGGTTTTTTCTTTAGACCAGTATTAACAAGTGTAGATAAAAAACCTATCAAATCTTGCTGACGTTTTTTCTTTTCTTGTTTTGGTGAAAGAGATGTTTTCTTTTCTGTAATAAAAGAATTTTTAATTTGTTTATCTCTTTTTATTTCAGCATTAATAGACTCTTCTGTATCACATGTTAATACGTAAAAGTATTTTGAAGGAGGCTTACTAAGATCTATAGCACCTGTAGCTGGATATTTTTCAGCCTTCTTCTTTTTCTCTTCTTCAGTTTTACAAATAACCTGCTTGCCTTTATATTTATAAATACCAAGCTCGGTATCATATTCATTCATCCAAGATTTATTCATAATAGCTTTTTATCTCCTTTATTCTTTCTTCATTGTTAGCAATCATTCTTCTTGCAATACTATGACTGTCTTCTTTACTAAAGTAAAGTTTAGTAGGCTTTACTTTTAATTGTTGTTTGTAATGGCGAGTTGAAGCATTTAATTGCTTCAACTCATCTGAATATTCTTTATCCATTATCTTGATCCTCCTGCTCTTCTTGTTCCTCTTGTCCATCTAACACAAATGAATCAAAAGGTGTTTTAATTGGTTGAGGTGCAAAATCAAATTCTAATTGTTTAGATTCTGAACTAGATTGATCAGCAACATTGTAATTTAAAATAAAATCAAAATCTCTAGGCGGCAATGGCATTGCTTTCTCCTTTCTTAATTAATTCTACTCCGTTTACTTTTAAACTAAGTAGACAACCTTGACCCTTAACATTAGGATCTAAGTTTAATGGTATTGATCTCCAAGCTCTCTTTTCATCTCCACCATCTTTTTGTATTTGTCTAAGAACATTAACATCAATGCACTCTAACAAATGATCTCTGTTACCTTTAAGTTCACCACCAGCAAAAAACTTTTCATCTTTTACATGTAGCTTACCAAGTAACTTTCTTTCATCACCATTTACTTTTTTATAAACAGCAGAAAAAAATCCTTGTCCTATATAATTAAATATTTCTACTTTCTTGATCATTCTGTATCCTTTCTATTATGATTACATATTACATTATATTACATCTTAATCAACACATATCTATTTTACCGCAGAAAACAGCCATAAATTTAACTAGCATCTCCCCATGATTTTCCTGTTTCACAATCAACTTTACTTGGTACAGCAAGTTTTACGCAGTTGGTCATGATATCTATAATTTTATTTTTTGTTTCTTTTTTACCGTCAAAGCTTAAAGTTAATTCATCATGTATTTGAACCAAAGGAACCATACCTTCATTATATAAATCTACCATAGCTTGCTTTGTTTGATCTGCAGCTGATCCTTGAATTAATCTATTTAATGCTTTGTAAGTTCCTGCTCTTTGTAATGCGTGATGTCTTCCATATTTTTCTTTGGCTTGATCATAAGGCAAAGCTTTAAAAACACCAAATGATGTTGGCTCCCATAATTCAAAACGACACTTACGACCTTTTAACGTAGCTACATAACCAGTTGAATTTGCATATTGAGATACTCTGTTTGATAAATCTTTTATAAAAGGTATTTGTTTGTGAAACTTAGCTAAGAAATCTTTTACCAATTCTTTATCAAATTTTAATTCTTCAGCTAATTTTTTTACACCCATACCATAAAGTAAACCAAGGTTAATTGTTTTAGCATTAGTCCTACTGATGTTTGCAATTTTAGAAACTATGTCATGAAAGTCTGCATTAGGATCTTTGTTGTATATGTTTACGACGTCTTCTGCCCCATCACAACCTAAGTTAAAAGCGTAGTGTGTGGCAAGTCTAGGCTCCTGTTGACTGTAATCAAATGATCCCCATACCGATCCTTCTTCTGGTAAAAATAACCCACGAATTTTTTTCTTTATCTCAGGGTTCCTGGATGGAAGCTGTTGTAAGTTTGGGTTACTATAACTAAATCTACCACTCACGGTCCCCGAAACACCATCTCTCAATTGATGTATACTTGCATGTATTCTATTATTTTTTTCATGTTTAAATATTGTATCTAAAAATGTTGTTTGTAATTTATTAAACTCCCTGGCTTGCACAATTTTTTGAGCAATAGGATGCTCATGCTTTGATAAAAAATCTTTTGTAAAGCTAGGCTTCTCCGTTTTCTCTGTCCTAGGATATTCTATTTTAAGTTTGTCAAAAACTTTTGCAACTGAATCTGCAGCCCAAATATCAACTGCGATACCCGTGTCTTTATGTATACTATCAAGTATCTTCTTCTCTGTATTCTTAAAAGTTTTTTTATAACTGTGTGCTTGCTCGACATCTACTCTAACTCCTCTCTTCATCATTTCAAATACTATTGGTAATATTTGCATTTCTAATTTGTAAACAGATGATAAACTCTCTTTGTCTATTATGATCCTCATTGATTTATACAGTCGTAAAGTTAAATCAGCATCCTGCTCTGCATAATCACCAACAAATATAGCTGGTAGTTTGTACATCTCATTTTTTGGATCTACTCCAAAATCCAATGCGGCTTGCTTTAACTTAGATTCATCTTTAATTTCATTTAGTAAATCTTTACCCACTGCATTTAGAGCATAACTAAATTTGTTCTCATTAAGTATTGTTGCCATAGACATTGTATCAACTATTGGACCATTAACTTTTATCCCCTCTGCATGTAACCAACCTAAATCATAAATTGCATTATGGGCTATTTTAATTGCATCTGTGCTTAATATCTTAGCAGTCCATTTTAAAACTCTACCTGGATCAAAATTAAAGCCGTTCTCGTGCCTTATAGGATAGTATCCTTTCCAACCGTCCACGGCCACCGCCACACCAATTATATGACCATTGTTTGTCATCCAACCAGGCCCCCTGGTTTTAAGTTGAGGGTCTTTTGTTTCTAAATCAAATGCTATCTCTTTTGCATCACTAAGATCAGGAAAATTTTTCGGAGGAAGCCACTCAGATTGTGGCGAAAAAAAATTAGTTTGCATTTACTTCCTTTGTTTTTTTCTTCTTATTTTCATTCTACGATAACAGTCTTTCCAATCTTTTTCGACACCTAATCTCACTAAGTGTTTTGCCGCCGCTTTATCAAGTTTATCCTCAAAATTATAATATTCTTTTTTGTTAAATTTCTTCATATCCCATGTCAGAATACATTGAGTAAAAATTTATAGTTTGTGGATCGACTATGTATAAATTTTCTTTTGCTCTAGTTACAGCTACGTAAAATACCCGATGCTCATCATCTGGATTTTTTGTGTAAGATTTGTAAACTATCTTACCTATATCAGTTAATACTATGACATTATCACACTCACCTCCTTTTGCTTGATGTATTGTTGATGTTTTAATTCTTGGTTCCTTCTGTAAGTCTTCACCTAAATCTAACAGTCTTCTAATGTAAGCAACATCATACTCTGATATTTTATTCATGACCTGATACCATTGTCCATCGACTAACAGACCATGATCTTTTTTTAAAATATCTAAAGTATAAATTTTATCTTTATCTTCATCTGAAAAAGTTTTTGCACCTCGTTTTAGTCTACCTTTAGCAACAATCTGATTGTATATGTATTGCACATCTCCATAACTAATTGTTTGATTGTCTTGTAATCTGTTCCAGGCATAAATTGCATTTAAAACTGTTCTTGATATTGGTCTATGTTCACCTCTACCGTACCACATACCTAAACTTTTTAAATGTCCTTCTATCATTTCATTTCTAATTTTTTTCGTACGGCCTAATAGTAACCAATTACCTTCTGATAAATCTATGTGTCTTAAATGTGTTACTCTTTTTACTTTGCCTTGTTCAGACTTAGGTGACCACGTTTTTTGCCTCCTGTTAGATACCTTAGATATGATTGTATTCGCTAATCTGAAAATTCTCTCAGGACAACGATAAGATTTATCTAGAACTTGCACGGATCCTTTTAAATCAATAAACCTATCAACATCAGCGCCCATCCACCGAAATATTGCCTGGTCATCATCACCAGCAATAAAAGTTTCTTTACTGTGTTTAATTAATTTATCTATCATTTCATATTGTATTGTCGGCATATCTTGCGCTTCATCAATAAATAAAACATCAAAGTTGTTAATGATTGGATCTAAAGTATAACGCACAATCATGTCTGTATAATCGTAAAGATTATTTTCATCTTTAAATCCTGTAATTATATCATCTAGGTATTGTAATCTGTCCCATGACATAGATCTATCTTCACATCTGCGCCACTCTTGTAAAAGATCTGTATTTTTTAATCTTGCTAAATTAATTAAATTCACAAACTTGTGATTGGTATTTGTATAAATATTTTCATCACTTTCATCAAAGTTTAAGTCCCAGCCTACTAATGATGATAACTCTTTCCAATTCTTTTTTTTAAATAAATTATTATCGTCGATTGCAAGATTTCTATATGCAAAGCTATGTAGTGTTCTAAAATGAATTAAATCTTCTCTACTTGCTTGAAACTTTTCTCTTGCCCTATCTTTAGCTTCATATGCTGCTTTTTGTGAAAAAGAAAAAAAACCAATTTTGTCCCAACTAATACCCTCTTCTTTTTTCTGCTTACATATTTCTAGCAGTTTAGTTGTTTTACCTGTGCCTGGTGGCCCTAAAATTATATTAATCAAAATGGTATCTCCTCTTCGTCGCTAGATCCTAAAACCTCCTGGTCTTTGTTTTTAATCTTTAAATCAGGTTTCTCCATTATGGTGTCGTCTAATTTAAAATCTAACTCCCAACATCTTTGACTTTTTTTATTTACTTGTACCCAAGTTGATTCTGCCTTTGCTTCGTCACGTAAAAAACTTACAAGTGTGCTTCTTTTCTTTTTATAATTTTTTGTATTCTGTAACCATTTTTGAAATGTCTCTAATTTAAAATATATTTTTTCTTTGTCTTCATCTATAAAAGCTCTGTCTAATGATAACTCGTCCATGCTCTTTGATCCACGTCCATTGGTAGCACAAAACTCATTTAAGTAATCCATAAACTCAGCATAGGTTGATGCATCTTCTGGAGCTTCAATGATTATTTTATTTTTATATAAGTGATCAATTAAAGCATCCCAATCTTTCTCTGATACTTTTGGAAAGTTAATTAAATGTGTTCTATTAAAAACTTTTCTAAAAGGTTTTGCATATAAAAGATGATCCTCGTCATCGACTCTAGTCTTTAATCTTTTACCATTTACATCTGCATACACATAATAAACTGGTGGTTGACTGTCTAAAATATGAAGCTCAGTTACTACTGGATAATCTGCAAAGACCTCTTCTTTTTTTATTCCATATCTAGTTGTTGCACATAATTCTTTATTACAATGATTTTTTATTGGCACATCATTGCAACGATAAAAATATTTTATTTCACCTTCGTCATTATTTAATGCTATTTGTTTTTTCTCTCTAATAACCTCTTCTGGTTTCATCTCTGGCATATACTTTGTAATAAATTTTTGTAAAAGATCCTCCCATTCATTAGGAAAAGCTTTTCTATAAAATACACCAACATTAAATATACCATTGTTTCTGGTCCCTTGAGGATAACCTTTTCCCTCCATAATTTTCAAACAAGGGGGAGCCATGTCAAATTTAAATTTTGATTTTTTTGTTTTTATAATTTTCTTTTGAATTGAAATTTTTTCTATGTCATCACAAACGTATTGATCATACATTGCAAAAAATTCTTCTAATGATGCACCCTCTCCAGAATCTAAAAATGCATATCGCATCTCACCAAAGTAAGGTAGATTAATCCAGGATCCAACATCGTCTTTACCATTTAATTTTTTTTGTTTTGGAAATATTTCTTTTCCAGAAAAACCTAAAACAGATGCTATAGATCTAAGTGTCTTGTCCCATGTCACACATGGTTGAGGTTCTTTTGAAAACAAATAAATATGAGCTCCTAAAGACTTAGATTGACAAACTATTAAAGGTAAATCTTTTTTTCTAATATCTGTGATTATTTTTTTATGATCCAAAGGGTATTCATCAATATCAATACAACCAAAAGTTGCTGTGTTATCATCTCTAATAGGCACTATACCAAGTGATGGATAATCTCCTTTAAGGTGTGATTGATAATGTTTTAATAAAGGCTCTTCTTTTATTGTTCTATATAAGCCTACACTTTTGCCGTTACTGACGTCCTCTTCTTCAAAAGTAAAAAGGCCTCTAGCTCTATGTAAGCCTGTAAAAATATTTTTAAATTTAGCAACGTCCATTTTGATCCAGTAAAATTAAAAAGGGGGCTTACGCCCCCTTAGTTTAGGAAGATCCCAAAACGATGTCGTCTTGAGTAGGATTTATTACCGTCTTATTTTCACCATCCTTAACCTCGGGTGCTGGATCAATATCACCAGATTTTACAAGCGTCATAAAGTTCATCGCCTCTTGAACATAATAATCAGCTTTAGGAAAGTCGTTAACAGATTTAAATAAATCAATCTTCCAACCCCACCAATCGTTTTTACTATTTGCTTCCTGTACACCTTGCATAGTGTAGACATTTGCAAACGAAGGAAGAGTAAGCATCTTACCATCTTTTGACTCAATCTTTTGATTGGCCATAGTGGTATTCCAATATCGAGACTTTTTAAACTGAGTCTTCTTCATAGTAATAGTTGCTTTTTCAAGCGAACCATCCTCCTTTACCATAAGAACAAAATACTCAGCAGTTCTCTCAATGTAGCTTTCTGAAGGTTTACCATCAATCATATAATGATCCTCCCCATCAATCCCTCTTTCGAGTGGTGGTATCTCTTCTGGTTTCCAAATTTTAACTGGAGCCCCTGTGCCTTCGCCTAGTGGCATCCATTCAATACCTCGAACCCTAAAGAAACATGGAATTACTTTTATGTTATCATAATAATCTCTGGTAACAGAATTGAAAATGTTTCCTTGTTGCATATTTTCAATGAACTTAGGATTATTTTTTTTCATTTCTGGGGACTGTGCACTAGCTATTTTTAGGAACGGTATTGCTAGTTCACCTGATCCTACATTCTCAAGACCCGCTCCTGCGAATTCTGGGTTTGTAAAATCCACCACATTAGTGCTTACCTCATTTTTCTTTTTTCTTGTAACTTCATTCATAGTTATTTGCCCTTTCTTATTTTAACTTTGTTGCCCATATATATTGAAAACGTATCTATGGGTACATCACGACCCGCTTCTATTTCGGATGATACAAACGCTCGTAAAGTAGAAGGTTCAACCTTCATCTTCTGGTCTGGGTACATGCCTTGGCCTTCTAAGTTACCGATTAACTCAACAGCTTTTTCATCTTCCCCTTTGCCAAAATTCACGGAGACCGCATTCTTTATCAAATCCCCATGACCATTATCCCTTAACCATTTAAATGCTGCTTCTTGATTAGCTTTTGTAATCGATGCAGAGTAAAATGGTTTATAGGAAACCGCATCACCATTTGTTAATTTAATTTCTTGAACGCCTCGGCTCTCCATTAAAGTAACAACGGTATTATTATGTTGTTCTAATTCTTCTTTTAAATCTTTTAAATTTTTTTCTGCTTCCAGGATCCTGCTTTCACAATCTAAATAATTGTTACATGCTTCAGATACATCACTTACCTCTGAAACATCTACACCTTGTCCTGGTATTAATTTTTCAAAATCAACTTTATCACTGCTCATCTTTCTTATTCCTTTCATGTATATCAATAGCTATGTCATAGTATTCATAAGTCCTACGATCATATTTTAAAATTTTATATCTACCCATATTAACTTTAGAAGCAATAGTGCAAGCTAATCCAATCATTGCAGGATCACCAATCAATAATAAATAATCATCATCATTAAAATCTTTTAAAATGTAATTTAATTTTTTTATTGCTGGTGCTGGGGATAACATTATCTGTTTACCCTCTTCAAATACTGGAACTAACTCACCATATTTTTTTGCTGAGATAATATTAAATTTAGAATTCTCTTGTATTACGTAGACTTTACCCATATTCAATCTTCTTCCTAATAACCCCTATATATAAATTATTGCCACATGCAAACTTTTTTTGTATGAAAGAATAATAATAAAGAAAGTATGCAGAATTTACAATACAGTTTCAAGACTAAACCTTTTAGTCATCAATTAGCAGCTATGGGCGCAATGCTTAATCATTTTATTAGAGGCAATAGAGAATTTGCTTTGTTAATGGAAATGGGTTGTGGAAAAACTAAAGTGTTAATTGATTCATCTGCGTATCTTTATGATAACGGATACATTAATGGTTTGTTAGTAGTTTGTCCTAACGGTGTTAAAGGCACCTGGATTAATGAATTAAAAACGCATTGCCCAGATCATGTGGAAAAAAATGTTGTTCTTTGGACAGGTAAAAAAACTAAAAAGCATGAAGAAGAATTACAAAGTTTATTTATAATTGAACCAGCTAAAGTTCATCTTAATATTTTGATTATGAATATAGATGCATTTGCCACGGCCCGTGGAAAAGATTTTGCCAGGAGATTTTTAATGACTAGGCAAGCTCTTATGACCATTGATGAAAGTACAACAATAAAAAATGTCAGTGCGCAAAGAACTAAAGCAGTAACGAAGCTAGGTCTAGCGGCTAGGTTTAGAGTTATAATGACAGGATCTCCAATTACTAAATCGCCAGAAGATTTATTCTCACAATGTTTTTTTCTTGATCCAGATCTTTTAGGGTTTAGTTCTATCTACACATTTAAAAATAGATACTGTGTGATGGTAAGAAGATCATACGGAGGTAGATCTTTTAATGAGGTGGTTGAATATAAAAATTTAGAAGAGCTGCATTATAAGTTAAAATATTTTTCTTATAGAGTTTTAAAAAAAGACGCATTGGATCTTCCAGATCAAATGTGGATGAAGAGATTTGTACCACTAACCACGGAGCAATTAGATGCTTATGTGCAAATGAAAAAAACAGCATTAGTGGAAATACAAAAAGGATCACTGACAACTACGTCAGTGCTTGCCCAATTGATTAGGCTACACCAAATTGTTTGTGGTCATATGGCAACCGACGATGGTAGGGTCGTTTCATTGTCAAATAATCGTGTCAAAGAGTTATTGGCTATTCTAGAAGAGCATGGTGGCAAAGCTATCATTTGGGCAACCTACCGTCATGATATTGAAGAGATCTGTGATGCATTAGAAAGAAAATATGGTCCACGATCCACGGTAGACTTTTATGGTGATACATCAGAAAAGGATAGACAAAAAAGTATTGAGCTCTTTCAGAATGATGAAAAGGTAAAATACTTTGTTGGTAATCCTACTACAGGTGGAAGAGGTTTAACTTTAACAAAAGCAAGTTTAGCCGTGTTTTATTCTAATAACTATGACCTTGAGATAAGAGAGCAAGCTGAAGCCAGGAATCATAGAATAGGTACAGATAACAAAGTTACATACATTGATTTAGTTGCAAGGGGTACCGTTGATGAAAAAATAATTTTATCTCTTCGTAATAAAATAAACTTAGCAACAAAAGTATTGGCTGAGGATCTTAGAAAGTGGTTAATATGATTTGTTTTAATTGTAAAGGCAATGGATTCATTAAACTATCCTGGGAGGGTGAGCAATCAATTGAACAATGTAAGGTTTGTAAATCAACTGGTAAACTAAATCGTAAAAAACATTATCATCAAACATGGTCTGAAGGTGTGGATAATACAACAAATGCTTTATATTATGGCCCGCCTCTTGACGGCTCGGCCTTTAAAAATTATAAAATTTATGATAGTTCTTAGCCGTGGGGCAATCTATATATTCACTTATATTTCCTCCTGCCCCACATTTTATTGCAAATAAGGTCTAAAAGAGTATAATTCGCAAGCGGAAGGAGGTAACATGTTACCAAATAGTCCCGTAAGGAAAGTACATGAATGTAAAGCGTGTGGTAATGTTGCTGTTAAATTTTGGGATTCGACTTTTGACAGGTCGTACTCCAAAGAAGAGTGGTCCAAAACGATTGCCGAAGGTTTACAGGCACTAAGAAGGATCTTAGCGCCCGTACGTGATGATGATCCTAAGTTTTTTTCTGATTAGGAACTATATTTTTGTAGTATTCCTCGACCAGCATTTCTAATTGCTTAGGTCTTGATAGTTTAGTTTTCTTAATAACTTTGTCCAAGAGCTTCCTGGTATTCATAGTTATTTGTTGTGGCACATGTGTTTGTGTCATTTTATTTCTCCTTGTCTGTTCCAATTATCTTCTCCTCTAACTGGCGTTGTATAAACGCCAGTTGATGGATAGTTAGTTTCTTCACTGTTTTCTGACCAACCTATTACACCTCGATATTGATTATCTAAAACATGATATCTAATCAAATCAAGTGGCTTTGGTTTCCAGAATAAATTTATTATAGATCTGATCATGCAGCTTCCTCACTAAAGATTGGATCCTCGTCTTCCCATCTTTGTGCAAACTTAACACGGTCTTTTTTCAAAGCACCTTTGTTATAGATTGAATCAATACGATTAAGATACTGACCCACAGTTGTACAATCATACATTGCATCTCTGTTAAGAGATAATCTATGTATAAACGTTTTAAAATTAAAACGGTGATCATTGAAGACTCTAATCATTGCCTGGACTAGTGCACGTCTTTTATAGTTTGGATAGTATTCTCCAACCTGTAAAATCATTTTTGCACGTCTTTTACCTTGTTCAATAGTCGTAAGTTTAAGATCCCCATTCATAAAGATCTCTCTCAATTGTGCACGACCACTGTAACCTTTAGTTTTGCAGAGTAAAAAGATTGTACTCCAATGATCAAAACCCCACTTTTCAAAAAAAGATTTATAGGCTTTGTATTCAAAGTGACCAGTATCTGCATAACGGTTCATCCATTCAGTAAATCCCCAGTTACGTCTGTACCTGTTGATTCTAGTAACCTCCTTGATGCCCGCCCCATGGATCACAAAATAAAGAAAAGGTATCTTTAATTGTCTACATGCTTCGAGTCTATGTTGACCATCAACAAGACCCATATTCTCATTTACATGAGCTGGATTAGGAACCCATCCCTCCTCAATTGATTTTATAAGTTTTTTCACTTGAGTAGAATTTACGTCCCTATTACCTCTGATCTTATGAAACATGTCATAGTCAGTGGTTGATTTGATAGTTCTTTCGATTTTCATAAATCCTCCAGAAGGGCGTCTACGATTTCTCTATCGACCTTATATCGATGTTGTTGTTGGATGCGCCCATATCCATCAACAAAAGTCACAGGTGCTCTTTTAGTGTCTTTTATTAAAACACCATTCTCAATCCAGCTATTGGCCCAACGACCAACGGATCCTTCTAACTGTCTCCATTTACCAGTATTGATACACTCAAGAGCCTCTCTAATCTCATTCATAGTATTGTTTCTTTTTGTTTCGTAAGGTTCTGACATATTATTTTCTCCTTTATAAAAACCAGTGAATGTATGCGAATACACTCACTGGAATTCCTAGAGCAACATAGAACCAATCTTCCTTGCTCGCTAATTTTAAATCTTTGATAATCCATTTGATAACTTTCATAATCTTTCTCCTTACTTATTAAACCTCAACCGAAATGTGTGCTGTATCAAAGTGATCCCAAGTGAAACCAGAAGCAGTTAAAAATTTATTTAATCTGTCTTCAAAAGGGGCATGATAAAACTCAGAGTGTCTATCATAAAGTTCATAAGTTCCATTTACTTGAATCATAATATCTTCTTTATTTTCTGAAAACCAAACTCTAAACACTGTATTAGTGTTCCAATGTTTATCTGATTCATCAGAAGATAAATCTTTATACTCGAACTCACCTAACCAACCGTGTAAGTGTTTATCAGACACCTCTTTTTTAGTGCCTTTGTAATACCACTTACCATCATAGTTACCAACTTGCTCAAAATCAAAACGATCTGGATCAAAAGGATGATCTTTTTCTTTTAAGGTTTTTAAAGTTATTTCTAAAATACCTCTTTCATCTGTGTTAGTTACAAGTTTGTGAGTTTTCTCAACAAAGAGATCTTTAAAATTGTCATTCTTAACAAATCTTAAAAGTTCTTTTTTTAGTTTTTTCATTGTAGTCTTCATTTTCTTTCTCCTTTATTTATATTACAATATGTAATGATTTATTACATAGTTGCAATACTTTTCTAATTTACCCTAGTTTTCTGCCGTTTTTTAGCTCTAATTTTTCTTGGATTAAATCGTATTTTATTAAGTTTTGCTCCTCTTTTATTTTCTTTTTTAATCTTTTTATTAATGCAGTGGATTGCTTGATTTGATCCACTGCTTTTTGTTTTAGTTTTTTAGAATAATTTAATTCAGAATTTAATCTTTCAAGTAAAGTAATTTTTTTACTTAATGATTCATTATTAAAATTATATTTCATTTTGTTTATCCTTCGCAAAAGCTTTTATTGCTGCTTTTATGATGGCATTCTCACCACCTCTACATTGCCAATAATTTTTACAGTAATGTTCACCTCTTGCTCTTGGATATTTTTTACCATTTATTAAAACATTAAAACCATAAGTAATTTTAATGCAGTCATGCTTAATATAACTTTTTGGTACAAGTTTTATTGTTGCAATATGCTTGGCAGTAATTTTTGCTATATCTAAATTATTCATTTTCTTTCTCCTTCTTGTTTATCCCAAACAGTTTTAAGCCATTTAATTGCTTCTTCACTTTTTGGTAAATACTTCTGAGTATCTTCATTATCTCTCCAACTCTCATCGGCTAAAGCAAGAGCTGTAAAGATATGGTCGTATACTTTTTTAGATAGTTTCATTTTCACTCCTTTTTATTTATTATTTAGTTTAGTTGTAAAATCATAGTCATTAAAAATGTAATTGTTCATCTCATCAAATTGCTCATCCCAATCAACACTAACAACTTTGTTATCTGTAGTAACAATTATGTGGTAAAGATATTGTTCAGTTTTAATAACTTTACCAGATATTGGTTTATCGTTATGTATTAATGAAACAGTTTCACCGCTCCAGTCATTATAATTATTGTGAATATGGGTTATGTCTATTTTCATTTTCTTTCTCCTTACTTATTAAATATTCTATTGTATTGTTCTTTTGCAAACTTAAAAGCCTCATGCTCCCAAGGTGCATCATCGTATTTTACATCTTTAAGATAAACTCCTAACTCTTTACCTTCCCATCTAACGTGAGTCTTGTTATCAGAAGACCAAACTCTTAATTGTAATCTACCAGACACTTGTTGTGCAACATGACAAAGTTCATGAGCAAGTGTTTGTAATTGATTAAACAAAGATTGCCCATGTAACAAAGTTATTTTGAATTCTTTAGATGCCTTAGATCCATTTAATGGAATAGTGCAAGCACCTAAAACATTTGCTTTCAAAGTTGATTTTCTTACATGTATTTTGATTGATAAAGTGTTTTGCAATCTTTTAGAAAT